CGTTTGAACCGTACCGTCGTGAGGCTTTCCGTCACCGTACTATTCCTGCACAGCGTCAGTCAATAATGATGACCAACATCTCAGGCCAGGGAACGGTTAACACTGAGGGGCTATGGCGACGTGAGCAGACTGAGTGGAGCATGGGTGCTGGTCAGCAATACCTAGACCGCAAAAGCGATAGCCAAGAGACACGCTTCTACCAATCAAAAGGTGTAGACGTATTCTCTCTCCCACTTCAAGCAACCCTTCTTCCTGACACCTACCGCAAAGATAGCATTTCTAGTGTTAACAACAACCTAATGATGAGCCGTTGTGGTGACTACATAGTGTACGTAAACGGCACAACAGTTTCTTACGTTACTGCTACTCGAACATGGAGTGGTGCTACCACCTGTACGTTTGACACAACTACGTATGCTGCCAACACGCCAACCACTATTACTGCACCGTCAAACATTTATTCAATAGACACAAACGACTTGTATACGTTTCTTGCAACTGACACAGGTATTTGGTTTTGTCAGATTGGTGCAAGTTCATCGTTCGAACTTTACGCTTCGCCCGATGTTACTAATGACTCAACTGGCAACTTTACTGGTGGTTATGACTTTGTACGCTGGTGCAACGACCAGATAATTACATCACGCAAGAACCGTCTTTACGCAATTCAACCACGTAACGCTACAACCTTTCCTGCTTTCGGTGCTATCCCAAGTATCTCAGATGTATCTAAAACCATTTCAACAATTGTGGTGTCAGGTACTACTGCAACGGTAACCACTACCGTACCGCACAATCTTGCACAAGGTCAGCCAATTAGTATTTCAGGTAGCACAACTAACGCCGTTATATCTGCAACAACAGGCATAACATCCGCAAATGGCGTTGCAACTGTTACCACAACTGGTAATCATGGTTTGTCTGTCGGTGAGACTATTGCCATTAGTGGCAATGCACACGCCTCATTTAACGGAACAGATTTAACCGTTGCATCTGTAACCAGTAACACCGTGTTTACTTACAACTGCGCAGAATCAGGGACTGTTCTTTCTTCGGCAAATGCTGTCGGCGGCAACATTGCCGGTACTGGTTCGTATGGATTTAATTCTTCTTGGTCAGTGCTTGCGACTCCTTCACCAACTACGTTTACTATGACCGTTCCTTCGTCCTATTGTTACATTGGTTCAGGCGGAACTGTTATTAGTTCTGAAGTTCCTGATATGCTGTACACACACCAAAACCCTCACTGGATTTGGTCTGACGCAACGGGCGGAGAAACACAGGTTTACATTTCAGGCTACGTTAAGTCTGGTACGGGTAAAAAATACTCAGGGTGCATCTATCGTTCTAACTTAGCCGGTGCTTCTACCACCAGTGCTACAGGATTTACAACAATTACAAGCAGCAATCTTGTACAACCTTTTACCTTAAACGTTCCAGTACAAGCCTTGCCTATGTCACCAGACGAGTACCCAGTTTGCATTAATTCGTATCTTAATTACATTTTTATTGGAACCAATCGTGGTATCCGTATGGCACAGACATTAAGTATCTACGACCCAACAGCAACTGCTACGGGTGACCTTAAATCAGGTCCACTTATCCCTAACATTCTTCAACCTGTTACCTATCCAGTTACAGCAATCGTTGGTGATGGACGCTACGTATGGTTTGCTTGGAACAATTATGACGACCAGAGTACTGGTTTAGGTAAGTTAGACCTTTCAACATTCATTGCTCAAGACCCATTGGCTCCTGCTTACGCATCGGACATCATGGTTAACCAGGTGCCTGGTAAATCAAACATTATTAACTCACTTGACTGGGACCCATACGACAACGTTCCGCTTATGGCTATTGGTGGCTCAGGTATCTACGCACCTTGTGCAACTAACGAGGGTGGTAACCCAGTTGTTTACAAGTACGTGCCAACTGGAAACATTGTCTCAGGTATCTTTGACTACGGTATTCCCGACGCTAAGGTACCAGTGTTCTTTGACTATGGTGTAATTGCACCAGCATCAAAGGGCACAGGCGTACAAGCCTTTATTGACATTGACCCTAACGATGAAGATGCTGCTGGATACCAGGTTTTGCCTTCGTACCCACAGAACGGCAACACTGCGATTAGCGAGTTCCCAGTTCCTAACTATCACGCTGAACAATTTGGCGTAAACCTAGTTCTGTACTCCGACGCACCTAACCATGGGTACACACCTATCTTGCACCGATGGACACTTAAGGCTTGGCCCGCCGCTGTTGCTGGCACAAGTATCATGGCTGTCTTTCAGTTGTTCTCAGTTAGCGTTGTTGACGGTATGGAAGTGTACACAGACCCATACGACAATTTTATTTGGCTAGAACAACGTCGTCAGAATCAAGAAATTTTAACGTATCAGGAAGGTCCACTTTCTGTTACATGCGTTATTGAAACACTTGATTGGTTGCCACACAAGCGTCGTGACAATTATGAAAACGGCTTTGAAGGTGACTGTGTAGTTACGCTCAAAACCATTAGCCCATACACATACACCCCAGTGGCACAACTTCTGTAACGCTGGCCCAATTTTAGAAAAGGTACAATTATATAATGGCACTAAATTACCCAAACCGTTCGTATGTTGCTGATTCAGTAGCGGGTACACTCTCTACCCCTATCACGTCAGTAAGTACTACCTTCACGTCCAGCACATCTCTTAGCCCATGGACCGACGTTGTTAACGGCAGTTCTACCATTGGCGGTAACATTGTTGTTGCTGTTGAGTACGGTACTATCAACGAGGAAAAGATTCTTTGTACGTACAATGCCGGTACGTTTACTATCCAGCAGCGTAACTACAACGGCGAGACAGCCTTTAACACCACTACAGCACACCCCGCTTCATCAACATTTGTAGTTGTATGGTCAGCCACAGAAGCCGCTGAAGCCCAGGCTGCAGTACAGGCTCTAGTTCCTAACGTACTATCACACACAGGTACAACTGTTGCATCTCAGGACATTATTATTGGTGGTACATCAAACGCTGGTGCAAGTAAATTCGCTGCGGCGGCTGACCACGTTCACAACCTTAGTGGTGACACTCTTATCGGTGCATTTGAAGCCGGTGGAATTACTCTTACTGTCCCTGCCGGAAACGTTACCTACGGTATCAACACACCTACTACTGGGTACACTATTCAACAGTCAGACGTTAACAACATTGTCTACATGAACAACACTACTGCTGTAAACGTAACCCTTCCTGCTTCATTGGCTTCGAATGGTCAGAACGTGACGGTAGTTCGTGGCAACGCTGGTGTGACATTCTCAGGTAGCAACATTGTTTCTAACGGCGGTACCGCTGGAGCACCATACCTTCGTGCTCGTTACTCAGTAGCATCTGCTATTTACTTGGGTGCAGGGATTGGCTGGCTTGTAACCGGAGACATTTCTTAATGTTAAATGTTGGAGTAATAGCATCTGGCGAAATTAAATCTAATATTGCTCAAGTTGCAGGTAATAACTATGTTCCACCTGCGCCTACGTATTCCGTTGCTTATGCACCACCAGCAACAACTATCCCGCCTATTTCAAATGTAACATCCAGCAGTTTGTTAGGTTTTTCTTCAGCCTCTTGGGACGCAAGCCCCATACCAGGTGCTTTATATAACGTAACCATTACAAACTCAGATGGTTCCGTGACTTCATATACAACAGATAATACTAATGCTTTTGCAGTTGTAGCCACTCCTGGTGGAACGGTTAATTATCAAGTTTCTGTAGTGGCACCAGTAAACGGTTTAGCAACTTATTCACCTATTACTAATGTTTCAGTAGGAAGTTACAATTATGGCGGTTCATTTCTAGGAGGATTTTAAACATGACAGACGTAAGACAAAACATTGTTGCTTGGGCTAAGTACTTTGCGGCTCATCACCAGCAGTTCCACTACACCGAAGGTGGACAACGCATGGAAGCCATTAACCAGAACCCTATTAAGTGGCCTGTGTTTGCTGATTGCTCAGCGTTTGTAACCCTTTGCTACAACCACGCTGGCGCACCAGACCCTAACGGTCAGAACTATGACGGCGAAGGCTACACCGGCACACTGCTTAGCCACGGCACCAAGATTCCCCTTGCTCAGGTACAGCCTGGCGACGTTATTGTGTACGGCCCTGGAACCGGCTGGCACACAGCACTCGTCGTAGACGTGTCTGGTGCTAACGCTCAGAACCCTTTAACAATTTCCCACGGTCAAGAAGGCGACCCTTCGTATGTTCATGTATCACAAGACGGACGACTTCCACAGACCTACCTACGCTTTAACACCAACCAACTGAACGCAACGTCAGCACACCCCGTTCCGAGCGCATGAACTGGAATAGCCTTGCCAGCATTGCACAAGTACTAGCAGTATTTGTTTTCCCCGTTATCTTTTTTGTTGGCCGTATTGTTTGGAAGAAAGTGAAATCTGAGTTGTCGCCTAATCACGGTAGTTCACTGCGGGACGCCGTGGACAGGATAGAGAAAGCAGTTTTTGAAATCATTGACGAGCAGAAAAAAAACAAGAAAGCCATTAAGCGTGTCGCCAGAGAACTCGAAACCCACCTTAGTGACCTCGACTACGAATAAGAAGCGTACCTTCGGAGAGAAATGTGCAGACCTTATGCGTCATGGCATGGGTACGTGGACATTCCTTATTGTGTTCTGCACCGCTATGGTGCTATGGATTCTCTCTGCTGGCTTTGGCATTGACCCTGCTCCGTTCTTCAGACTCAACTTGGTGCTTTCTATGCTGGCTGGACTACAAGGCTCAGTCCTTCTTATCTCAGCCAAGCGAGCAGACCGTATCTCTGATGAGATGCAGAAGCATGACACCGAGCACTCGGTCAAGGATTACCAACTAGACCTACAGACACATGCTCTGGTTCAAGAAATACACAAACTATTAAAGGACGACAAGTGAAAATAGCATTACTCGCAGCCTTATCGCTTGGCGTTGCCAACGTATTCTCTGTGCTTATGGTTCAGGCAGAGGCACGAGGACGACCACACGTAGCAGGCATGACCGAGGTGGGCTACTGGCTTGCCAACATCTTCTGCATTAAGACAGCAGTCAGTCACTTCACATGGCAATTGGTTTGCTTCTGTCTTGTGTCTGCATACATAAGCACGTACTTTGCTACACGTCACGGTCACGAGAACATTGAAGACGTTACTGACCAACGTCAAGATTACGATTTAGCGGCACTAGAAGAACGTGTCGATTACCTAGAGGGAAAAGATGAATCCAGGTGACCTTGTATTTTGTTCAACCAAAGGAATTATTGGTAAGAGTATCAGATGGGCACAACACTTCATGCCCGACTCAGAGTACTCAAAGTGGAATCACGTTGCCATTTTGGATAGATACGTGGACGGTAAGTGGTACATCATCCAAGCACAACCGAAGGGTATCACCGACAACTTAACTCTTGATGAATCTGCTTTTGGTGGCACGTTCGAGGTAGTGGAACTACCGAGAACAACGAACCGAGACCTTGTGTTGAGGTTCGCTCGCTCTCAGGTGGGCTTGAAATACAGTTATCTTAGCATACTTTCATGTGCCATTGACAACATCCTTCCAGACGTTATTTGTCTACGTAAATCCCGTACTTGGATTTGTTCTGGATTAGTAGCCGGTGCTTTGTGGTATGGAGGGTTCCCCAAAGCAATGCAATGGCCCGACTTGTACTCGATTACCCCTGCTGAGGTGGCAAACGCAGTAACAGAAAGATAAATTACATTATTGTTGTTTGTTGCTAACTTGTGTGTTAGAATGCTGAAAGGCGGACTAAACAAGGAGAATTACCTTGCAGGCACCAACAACACACGTAATTATTCCAGATACTCAGGCTAAGGCTGGAGTACCAACAGACCATCTTAAATGGATTGGTCAATACATTGTGGACGAGTTCCACGATAAACCTATTAAAATTATTCACTTAGGTGACCACGCAGACATGCCGTCTTTGTCCATGTATGACAAAGGCAAGAAGGCTATGGAGGGTCGCCGTTACAAACAGGACATAGAAGCAGCCAATGAAGCATGGAGAATACTTAATCAAGCCCTCACGGACTTCAATGCGAATCGTCGTAAGACCAGGCACGGTAAATGGAACCCTGAGAGGCACATCCTCCTTGGCAACCACGAAGATAGAATCAACCGTGCTGTCTCAATGGATGCACAACTTGAGGGAGTTGTTACCACCGACCACCTCGACTACGAGCGAAGCGGATGGAAAGTAAGTCCTTACTTAGAAATCCTGTGGTTGGACGGTGTTGCGTACAGCCATTACTTCTACAACCCAATGACCGGCAAGCCCCTAGGAGGCAACGTTGAAGCGAGACTTAAATCCATTGGCCATAGTTTCACGATGGGCCACCAACAGACGCTTGCGTACGGGCTTAGATTCGTCGCTGGCAAGAGCCAACATGGCCTTGTTGCGGGCGCATGCTACCTCCATGATGAAGACTATAAAGGCCCGCAGGGGAACGCACACTGGCGAGGAATAATTGTTAAACACGAGGTACGTGACGGTAGTTACGACCCCATGTTTGTATCGCTTGACTACTTATGTCGACGCTACGAAAAGATGCCACTGGTGCAGTTCATGAAAAAGAAATACCCAAACGTAGAGTATTCTTTTTAATGTGGTCATTTATTCTTGAAGGCATTGGTATGACCGGTGCGTATCTTGCTGGACGCAAAGTGTGGTGGTCATGGGTAATTCTTTTTGCCAACGCTTTTTTGTGGACAATTTATGGCTTCAAAACCCACCAATACGGTTTCTGTATTGCTAGTCTGTTCTATGGCCCAATCTACCTCAAAAACACAATCCACTGGAGGAAACGTGATAAGCGTATTCACTCCTAGTCACGACCCTAAGTATCTTAACGAGTGCTACCGTTCGCTTAACGAGCAGACTAACAACAACTGGGAATGGATAGTTCTTCTTAACGGTGATGCCGAATGGGAACCACCAGAGGACGCACGGGTTACCGTGTACTGGTCTGTACACACTGGCGTAGGTGCCCTTAAGCGTGAGTGTATGGACTATTGCAAAGGTGACATTCTTCTTGAACTAGACCATGACGACATACTTCTGCCCACCGCCCTAATGGACGTGGAGTATGTATTTGACAACATGCCAGAGGTAGGCTTTGTTTATTCTGACACCGCCC